CGAACCGGCAGCAGGAGTGGCCGATGATATCAGTCAGCTGGTCGAAAAGTTCTATCAGGACAACGAACTCATACTCAATGCAGTATATGGCGAGGAGTTTGATGAGCAGACAATTAACAGATTCATTGAAATAGTAAATCCGGCCGGAAATCGTTCGTACAAAAAGGGACTGTATTTCATGATGATGTATGAAAATCGTGTCACATTTAAGAAATTTGGAGATACGCCAAAAGATATGACTTGGTGGGAGTTCTATAAGCTTACGCAAGATATTTTTAAGGAAAATGCCGAAATGTGGCAGCAATATTTCGAGAAAACACAGCAGACATCACTTGAAAACACACAGAGCGATGTGATTGAACCTAAAGAAACAAAAAATAAAACAGAAGATCTTGGACTCCAAAATGTAGAAGAGACAGAAGAACCAAACAAGAAAAAAGAAAAGGAAACTGAAGAAATTGCGCCGGCGCAAAAAGTTGAAAAAAGCCCGAAAATACAGAGCTATTTACAACTTTCAGATAACATTCCAGGACAGACAGAAATCGAGAAAGATTTTCCGAAAATGCTTCCGGAAGCAGGAGAAACGCCGGAAATACAGAATAAAGAGGAAAATTGCACCAGTGCAATGCCGGAGCCTGTGGAGATTGTGGAAAAACCTGTGGATAATTCGAAGACGGTCGAAGAAAATGCGATAAACACAGAAGCGGGAGCCAATTCAGAACCGGTGGATAAGTCCGAAGAAGAACAGAATCCGGCCGGCAGCAGATGGGAATACATGAAGACAATGGAATCATACAAGATGGCACTGTATATGGCAGCATCAGTGAAAGAGATGCCTCACATGATGTTGAACTCAGCAGAGTATTGGAAGAAATGGTTAGAAGCAGAGGTGGATGAAAATGGAGAAGAACTCAGTAAATAACAAAACAATCCATAGCTTTCGAGAAGTGGACTTATCAGCGATAGCGATACCATCGATTGCAATTTATAAGCACCCGCGAGATATACCGGATAAATATGTTGCGAGAGTCTATGCTTGCAGCAGTCCAACGAACATTATCATGCTGGCCAATTCTGCAGAAGAGTTGAGAAAAGATATTGAAGGTGTATACGAACCGTGCATATGGTTTGATCGAATGCAAGGAGATCCGAAAAACTTAGTTGGGGTGTATATCTTATGAGCATCGATTATTCAGACATGGCATTTCCCAAATT